GTCCACACCTCCCATGTTCACGCTCACCACAATGTTGGTCGCAGTAGAGGGATCATTGGAGATCAAAGGATTCAAGACTGACACCAAGATAGTGCCATTGCACCGTGACGAGTCATGAGTGTAATCCGCCAGCGGCAACGTTGGTCCCGACCACATCCTGTCTTTTCGCTGGCGCTTGCACATAAGACCGCCAAGACGGCCAGTCTGTAGCCACGCCTTGGATGAAGCCCATGGCACCGTGAAGGAGAAGTTGGGGCTGTTCCTCACGTCCCAGATTTTGGTGACAACACGTGGATCCTTGTCAGCATCATAGGAGTAGCCGGTCAAGCCAGCTGGATCATACACGAGCTTCAGCCGTCCAGTGTGGAAGGCCGAGCCAATGAATTTGAAGCTGTACGTGATGTCTCCATTCCACAGGTTAAAGGCAGCCGCGATCTGCGCAGACGGGATAGCCTGCACACGCGTGATCTTCTGGCCTGTGACCGCTCCAGTCTCCTCAACGCCCCATGAGTATCCAGGACACACATCAGCCATCCACAGCGCCTTATTTTGTCCATCAGTCGCTGCCCAAGGAACCACGGCCACGGCGACGTCGCGATCCAGGATCTTGCGAATGTCCATGTGGTCAATACCCTCATCACTCACTGAGTTACTCGCATCGAGCACAAGCCTGTCAGCTGTGCCACTGTCCGTAGATGCCATGTCTCCAATGAGCTTAGGCCTCACTGGCATGGGATCACCGGACTGCAGAACGTATGACGGACCGCTCACCTCAACATCTTCAGCCCACACGTAGATCGCAACCTCAATGCCTTGGACGGAGGATGCGCCAGCTGCGGACTTTAGGGGCACGACACTCGAGACACTCACCCACCCAAGCGTGTCAAACTCGTTCATCTCGGGGGTGATCTCAATCCAGTTCTTGTGGTAGATGAACGGCAAGACCATCTCTGCTTCCTCCTGAAGCTGAGGGTAGAAGAACACGTGGGGGCGGGTTGTCAACACGCTCATAGCTGCTCCTGCGGGCATACTTGTAGTATGCGCGTTGCCACCGGAGAACGAGTCTTTCTTGCCGGGAATGTTCATTGGTTTGTAGGACATCACACCCATTGAGTACTGGAACGGCGTGCTGTTGATGACAAGCTTGATGTGCATCTTCGATCGCAGACGCGAGTAGCCCGCAAGCTTCTTCACCATCTCGTCTTTCGTCCAAAACTCCAGCCACGGGTTGAATGTGTAGGAGAACATGGTGTCCTCGTTCCACGTGAGGCTCTTGTGAAGAATGGGGCGGTTGAACCAGTTGCTCAGCTGGCCAACTCCAGGCATACCACCCGTTTTAAAGGTGGCATTCACGGCGCCTGGTACCGTTTCGGTGTTGACACCGCTCGAGTCGTTAAACTCAGTGAGCGGAGCGGGGTCACCCGATTGTATAATAATCATTCTGTTCGCTGGTGCATTTTCTTTCACATGGAGCTCACCATGGCTCTCATGCGGCAGGTCACTTATCCGAGCACCGTAGGGCGCTGACCTAGAGCTGAACAGCCCTGCTGAACAAGCATTTGGGTACGCTTGCTCAGCGCACCGACTCCCCATACGCCCATCAGTTTGGTTCTCTGGGTACATCTCAGCTTTTAGAGGGGAGTCGTCCACGTGTTTGACGGAATGGACATCGTCTGGTACGGGGCACCATGGGTCGGTGTACGTGCCGTTCTCGAACTGCACGGATTCCTGATACCACTGGTCGTAGTATTCGTAAGGTTTAAACAGGTACTCCTTCACCGTGAGGGGCACCTGCTGCTCTTCGGCCCAGCTACGCAAACCGTCCTCCACTACGGCACGGACGATCTCGAATGGGTCTTTTCCTTGGAAGTAGAGCTCACTCCCAACCGACTGGAGCGTCGACTTGAGCACGTCGAGCAACGGCACCGCACTAGTTTGGTTGTAATGCAGCATCTTGCCAATACTCTTCGCATCGAGAGGCGCAGAGTACTGGTACTTGAACGTATCCCCCT